GCAAAATCAACAACCGCACATCGACTATGTAAAGGTTCGATAATACGATTCTTATAATTACAAGTAAAAATAAATGAACAATTACCAGCAAACTCTTCAATTGCATTACGAAGAGCTGGTTGAGTTGAGTTTGGATTTAGATAATCTGCCTCATCAATGATAATAACTTTTCTGCCACCGGCAAGTGACATAGATGAAGCATAGTTTTTGATTTTGGTTCTGAAAGTATCAATGCCACTTTCATCTGAACCATTGATAACTAGATAATCACAACCAATCTCTTCACACATAGCTTTTGCAACGGTGGTTTTACCAACGCCTGCGCCGCCAGATAAAAGGAGATTAGGGATATTCTTTTGATTGACATATTCTTGAAATGGTTTTTGTAACCTTTCAGGTAATATACAATCAACAATCTTTTTAGGTCGGTATTTCTCCGTCCATAATAAATGTTCCATTCACACACCTCATAATATAATAATAAAAATTAAGCACCAAATTTAGAACCTTGTTCAGTTGTAACCCAATATTGTAAGTCGGCGTCTTTGTTTTTAAAATGTGAGATACCTTTTGATGAGATATTCACACTATAATTACCTGGTAAAATCTTTGATAGATTTTCTGTTTTGAAAATCATTTTATAAACTTTACCATCACCGTCACCAAGTTCGAGTGTGTTTGTATGAGCAGAATCATTTGCTGTATCTAATGTAGCAAGATTAACTTTTTTACCATCAGATTCAACAGCAATTTGTGGAGAAGAAAGAACAGAAGCTGTTCTCATAATATCATCAAAGTCATCTTCTGATAATGAGATTGAGATTTCAGGATCAGGCATTGCTAATTCTTTTTCAGGAGGTGTAACAATCATTGTTGGCTCACAAAAACGATACTTTGTTTTAGAACGACCTTTGTTGCCAACAATCACAACATTCTTATCTTCAAATTCAAATGTTGGATCAGCACTCAATGAGATTACTGATAAAAAGTTATTTAAATCATAAACACCAAATTCGGCAGGAACTTCTTCATTAATATTTGCTTGTGCAAGAATATTTTTATGAGAAGAAACCGTCTTTAGTGTTTTACCTTTCTTAAAGAAGATGCCTTGGTTGATAGCACCAAAGTTCTTTAAGATTGATATAGTTTGTGTAGATAATTTCATAATGTATTTTCCTTCGTCAAGTCATGATTGTGTAACGCTATAATACCATAGTGTAACACTTTTAAAAGGTCTTTGCGGTTATAACCATCTTTTTTGCCGTATCTTTGGGCATATTTCATGATATTACCAATACAAAAACCGTCACCGTGGCCACTGTCGAGAATAAATTCAGTTGCCTGAAACTTATTTTTGGAATAATGCTCACCATAAGTTTCATCGATATACTTTTTTAATTCTTTAAGTAACCTATCTTCACTATATTTGTAGTTTATCATAATTTACCTGTGTATTTTGCCACAGCAGGCATATCACCAGCAAATGCGTAAGTACCAATATGTTGGTTTTTCATCCAAGGACACATCCAAATTTCACCACCAATCTTACGCCACATTTGGCAGAACATATAATCTTCTGAAAGATATCTATCTGAACCACCACCAGTAGGACTATCTTTAGAATCAATTACTGTATCAAAGTAAGCGTGAATATATCTTGAACCGTCAAAGTTTGCTTGGCCTATATGGTCTGGTTTGTATTGAATTTTTGGATATGCTTTTGCAATCTTATCAAACACTTCTCTTTTCACCATCATATGACCAGTACCAATTTCTAACACCTCAATTGGTTCAGTTACTTGAAATTGTTTTGTGCCTTTTACAACATTAAAAACATATTCACCAACTAAACTTGGTAATTCTTTTGCATCCATATTTGGATGTTTTCTTGCAGCTTCAGCAATATTTCTCCAATTAATTGATTTTTTAGGGTAAGGGCCACCAATTACATCTTTATCCAATGCTAAAAGAGCTAATATGTCTTGTGGATTAAAATGAATATCAGAATCGATAAACATTAAATGTGTATATCCCGACCTTAAAAATTCATCAACAAGGTAATTTCTTGCTCGAGTAATTAATGATTCATTAAAAAGAAATGAGAATTTGGTTTCAATACCATATTTTGATAATATGGTTTGGGTATCTAAAGCCGCCTTTGCGTAAAGACCGTAACATTGGCCGCCATACATTGGCGTAGCAATAAACAGTTTATGTTTCTTCAACTCATCAACATTGATTTTTATTTCCATAATATAATTCCATAATTAAAAAAAAGAGTGGCATAATTATATATGCCACCCTCTTTTAGATTAAGCATTAGTTTTAGGCAAATGCTTTCTCACCTTGTTGGCGTAGGTACTCAACACCAGCCGCAACGACTTTGCGAGATGGTGTGCCCAAACGATAGAAATTAACTTTTTTACCATTAACTTTTTTAGAGTTCATGTAAATAGCGTGACCTTCTTTGCGAAGTTCATCGATACGAGCAGCAACATTCTTGATACCGAACATTGATTGAGCTTTAGCAACTGTTAATGTATTATAGCCAGATGTTTTCGAAAGATAGCCTAGCATTTTATACTTAGCTGCATTTGATACTTTAGTCATTAGTATGTCTCCATAATGTAATGTCGCAGGTAAAAAACATTCTGGTGTTGCGACCTTCACCAGAATGTTATTATTATATCAAATTTAATTTAAAATTGAGGCAAAGTTAAAAAGGATTTCCGTCAGATTCAATCTCATCTGTTTCGGGTTCCTCTTCAACTTCAGGTTCTTCAACTTTGAGAATATCATCTACTGAAGCACCAGCATCAACTTTTGAATACAAGTCAATGAATGAGAATTTGGTTTCATCATCAAACCTGTTTAAGCAGTATGATAATGCTTTAGTTTTATCACCAAAGATACTGAATGTTTCAACAATTTGAACCAATCTTCTGGTTGAAACAACCTCATCACAACCACCTTCATTGAAAGTTTTTCTGATGGCGTCTGCCCATGTTACAAGTTTATCAGAAAAATCTTCATCAGTAAGACCCGCTTTGGCTAGTTCACCATTGATAATTTTTTTCTCAACAGCGGCGGGTGGCCAATCTTGTTCGTAAGTGTTTCTGAACCTTTCAAGGAATGCTTCGTTCAGAACATTTGTGAAAATATAACGGCCGTCCTCAGAACCTTTGCCTTTTGTGTTAGCTGTGGCAAAAATAGTGAAACCCGGAGATGGGGTAACCATTTCGCCTTTTTTCTTCAGCATAAATGGTTTGCCTTCTAACACACGCTGAAGACAACTTAGGTTCTGAGCGCCGTAATCAATTTCGTCAATACATAATACCGCACCTTCACGAGCGGCAGTTGTTACAGGACCATCTCTCCACTCCATCTGACCGTCTATGAGAACATAGTTACCAAGCAAATCTGCTTCATCGGTTTCTGGTGTCATGGACACAATAACAAATTTTCGTTTTAATTTTGCACAAGCCTGTTCGATAGACATTGTTTTACCGTTGCCTGACTGACCTGAAACAAAAACAGGAAAGAATTTACCAGACTTGATAATGGCAACAATATCACTGAAATTACCAAACGGTACATAATTATCATAAACAGCAGGAACCAAATCAGTCATCGATAATTCAGTAGTCACATTAGCGATACGATTGCCTGAAGTTTTAATGGTTACATTTGGCATTGGAACAACTTTGTTAATTATAGGTTTCACTGAAACTGCTGGTTGTAAAGCAATTGCAACATCAGTTGGAACCTTGTAAAGTCCTCGTGATAATTTGTTGTCGGACTTTTTGGTAAACCAACCAAAACTTTTCAAACCGACTTCTTTACCAATTTTATTGATTTCGGTTCGAGTGAGTGAAACTTTACCAGTTTCTTTTAACTTTTCTAAAAAAAGTTTTCTATCGTTTTTCAAATTAGACATGATATAATCTCCTTTATTTCACTATCTTATGTGGCCATTATAACACAACTGGACCAAAAGTCAAGCCCCTAAGCAGCAATTTTTTCAATAAATTTACTGACCAGAACCCTATTTACTTGCTTACTTTTATTTACTTTCATAAATGCTGTTTTTAATTTACTTGCAGTAATTTTACCATTTACTTCAATCTCGGGGTCTTTTACTTTGAGTGATTTACCACCAAGAATTAAATAAAAGTCATTGAAGCCTTTTTTATTACCAATAAGCATTTTATCTTTTCTGAATTTTTTAACAGCTTCTTTTATTCCATTCCAATCATATCTGTAACCGTCTGTATGGTCCAGATATTCTCTATCAACAGCAGATTTAACATCTCTTGAGCTAGAACCATCTACAATGTAAAAACCAATTACTTTTGAACCGGTATATTTTTTATACCATTGAACGGTTGTATTAAAAATGAAATCATAAGAATCATATTCATCACCAAGTTTTGATTGAAATTGAATTCTATTATCTCTAACAATAATATTTTCTTCATTTTGTAACCAGTGTTTGTGATACCATCTCTCTTCGTTTGAAGAACTGAACGGGTCAAGACCATAATATTGATATTGTCTTACTCCGTCAGCATCACCATCATGCACAACCACCAGATTAACAAGGTCAAGATTTTTAGATTTTTTAAAACCTTTTGTATAATCACCTAAACAATAAATTGCCTGGCTGAGTGGCGTGTTTGTAAGTTTTTCATTATTTGGAACATTAGGATAAGTTCTGTAATTTTCAAAAGAATTTCTCCAATCACTTCTATGTTCCCAAGCTTTCATTAACAACACCATATTCTTGGCAGCTTTTGTATATTCAACATTATTCATATCAGAATTGATGTATTCTCTTAATTGAACTATATCCCAAGCAATCGTGTTTGTTTTTTTCTCAAAAATTTCTGGTTTGATATCTTCTTCAATATCTCTATCATATTGCCACACGCTTCTGTCATTACTGAATGTCATCACGGTAAATGGAATATTTACTTTACGGCAGAAACCAGCAAGAACTAAAATCTGCTCAATTGAACCTGCTAGATTTGAATACATTGAACCAGAATAGTCAAGTAACAATATAAGTCCGTGTGATTTACCTTTTGGAACAATCATCGCTTTTCTGAAAATGTTATCATCAAATTTATAACTAGCAAGTTTATTGATATCTAATTCACCAGTGCTTGATACTTTTCTTTTTGCAAATACTTTTGCCGCTTTTTTCATTTCAAATTCTTTAGCAAGAAGCGAAATGTATTTGTCATTTTTCTTTTTGAATTCATTATAAAACTTATCAATGTTTTCTCTTGGAAACCAATCATCTGATATTTGTTTTTCAAAATCTTTTGTTAAAAGCTCTTGAACTCGTTTAGCTGGTGTAATAACATCTTTATAATTTTTAACTTTTGGAAATTCAAGGTAACGATAAGGCTTACATTGTTCATCAACTAATCTACCTTCGTTATCTCTGTAATTCTCATCTGTTTGGCAAGACGGTGTGAATTCTTGGTCAAATTCAGAAGCATTATCTTCTTTAACTCTATTGATAACTTGTTGTTTGGATTCAAACCAGGGGGTGTCTTCTTCACCATCATCATTATTCCCACTAGAAGCTTGACTATCGTCTTCAACTTCTTTTTTATCTTCTGCTTCAGGTTCGATTGTGTTTTCATTATCTTCACTATCAAATTCATCACCATCTTCGAGTTCTTCATCATCACCTAAATTGATATCAAATGAAAGTTCGTCTTCATAATCTAATTGTTCGTCTTTAGAATAATCATAAATTTCTTTTGTAACAGCAACAACATCGTCCCAACTTTCTGCAGCTTTTACTTTTTCTAAAAGTTTAGTTTCATATTCATTGAAATCAACAGGCAGAACATATTGAGATTTTGTGAAAAGATTTAATCTATCGATAAAAGGAAAACTATTGATATCTCTTTTACCAATACCAAAGAAGTCTTTTTTCATTAAGTCAGCATATGCTTTTTTGAATGATTGTTTAAGACCTGGATATTTTCTTTGAACACGCTTTTCAATTCTAGCGTCTTCAACCACATTTAAAAAGTTTTTGTAGTTTTTACCTTTAGCTTTATCAACAACAGCATCATGCCATCCTTCTTCAGGCGTAAAGAGTGCGTGACCAACTTCGTGACCACATAATAAGTCATATGTATAACCAGTCATATCAGTCCAGATTGGAAGATATAACACACGATTTTTTACATCAAATTTTGCTGTTGAGATTTTTTGGTGTTCGATTTGAATATTCTCGTTTGCCATCAGTTTGGCAAGTTGAGATTTGAACTCTTTTAGATTTGTATCTGCCATTTTTTCTCTCTTTTTCACTATCATATGGATAGGATACATCAAAAAAGGCCTTTTGTCAAGGCCTTTTTAGCATTTTTTAGGAGAGTAAAATGAAATTTGGAGCGGGGTGTTGGACTTACACCAACTAACTAGATGGGGAACCTAGTTCGATTAACTCCCCCCGCATTTTCAGTAACCATTATACACAGATTTTTATAAAAGTCAAGCATTATTTTTATTATTACCGACCAACCTGTGTTAGATATTTTTCTTTAGTTTCGTCCCAAGACAAGGTAATCAAGTCATCATAGAATAAAGTCTCATTGGACACTCTTCCTTGTTCTTTCAGATTGGTTATCCTCTTGGTTGCATACTTCTCTTTCCATATATTTACAAGAGCTTCAGTTGATGTGTCAAACGATTTGACCAATTTGTCTTCTGTTATATCACCACGGAGAAACTCTGCTGTGTTATCATATAAAGGTGAGAAGTAAATACCTCTAGCGTGTTCTGAACGAATCAGTGTCTTATCTAATTTCATTTGAGAATAGGCAAACTGTAAAGACCTGTTTTTATGGTCTCGTTTATGTGGCTGACCACTTGGTTTCTTTGCAACATACCAATCAAAATATTTTCTTGTATGGTTTTTCTTTAACCAATGATTAATTCGATATCTTGTTTTTCTTGTTGGTTCAAATGCAACCGAACCAGCTGTAAAACCCATTTTCTTCCAATGTGATAGTCTATCGTATTGTGATAGACCTCCTGTCTTTGTCTTACCGTAGAGCGATGTGGTGGTTACACCAACAAGTTTGTCGCCATATAACTCCTGCCATAATTGTTGTATCTTATCGTCTAAACATAATAAGGCTAACAATTTACCACCTGTGTAATTATAACCTAAAGGTTGGAGAGGAACAATCGTGGATCCAATTGCTGTGTGGTTAATCATTGATCCTTGCGTTTTAAGTTCTCTACTCCAACCAATAAAGTTATCTCTTGGTGTTAAGTCTAAAAAGTCTGAGGAAATACAAATAACACCAAGATACTGTTTGGTCGGTTTATCTCTTACCACAAAATTAAGATTACGACCAATATTAGAATTGTTTTTCATTGTTGATGAGAATGTTCGTATTACATTCCAGAGTTCAGGTAAATCATCTTGCTTGTTCGCATAAATGAGTTCTGGTTCCAATTTCATGTAAGTATCTACATCAGCTGGATTCCAAATATTAGTTTTGACTTCTTGTATGGCACGGCGTTGTTTCTCATCTTCTAATACTTTAGTTTCGCCTTCCCATAAATCATTGACGGTCACAAATGGATATTTTTCTTGCACCTCACACCATTTCTGATAGAGTGTGTATTCTTTTACATCCATTTGAGAAACAAATTCTAGGTCTTTAATGGTCTCTTGTTTGACTTCTTCAAAATCAATCTCAGGCATTTCAGCCACAGGATTAGCATCTGACCATTTTTGCCATTGTGTTTCTACATCATCTTTTGGATCCCAAGCGTAACTCATCGTTTTTTCTGTCTCTGTATTTTTTTAATCATCTTTTGTCGTTTTTGTTCAGCCATTTTTAATGAAACTGGACCAACATGGCTTGTAAATTTAACTCCGTTCATATGGTCGAGTTCGTGTAGAAAACATCTTGCTACCAAATCGGTGAGTGTTTCATTATGCACCTTACCCGATTCATCTGCAAATTCTACATCAATGCTTAATGGTCTTTCTATTTTAAGATATAAACCGGGAAAAGAGAGGCAACCTTCACCACTTTTTTCCACTTCTGCCGATTCTTTAATAACTTTTGGATTGATACAAACGAGTTGTTTGTCTTCGGTGCCAATAATAAAAACCCTTGCACGAACATTACACTGATTAGCTGACAGGCCAATGCCACCAAACTGTTTCATTGTCATTTTAAGTTGTTTGACAAGATTTGACATAGATTGATTTGGCAATTGTTTTGTATCATAATGGGGCATCACTTCTGATAACATTGGTAAAGTATCAGCATATAATGGTAACGGTTCAAGCTTGACTTCTTTTTCTGGTAATTTTACAGAATCTTCCGTGTTTATAACTAAAATATTATCTTCACTCATTGTATTATCCTAGAAAAGTTTTTAATCTTATCAAACTTAATTACTGATTCAAATTTATCTTGTAGTATATCACCTTTGTGTGATATCACAAAAATATTTACATCATCTAATGAATGTAAAATCTTAATTAATTCATCTACACCAGTAGCATCTAATGATGAATCAAAGGTCTCATCCAATATTAGTAGATTCGTGTTGGTTGAGTTTTTCAATCTAGCAACAGCTCGCCATGTGAGCATCAATGCCATATCAATTCTTTGTTTCTCGCCTTGTGAAAAGTTATTATAACTAAATTCATCTCTAAATCTGGACTTAATGGTCTCTTTAAAGGTTTCATCTAAATTAAAATTAACAAAAAAATCCAATTTGCCAAGATAACTATTGACCAAACGATTAATCACAGGCAAATATTGTTTAATAATTTTTGTTTTGATACCTGTATCTTTTAATAAAGCACCAGCAACTTCATAATATGTTTTTTCTTCAAGCAGTTCTTTAAACTCTTTTTCTTTTTGGTCTATTTCAACTTTAAGCTCTTTTAGTTTTTGTTCTTCTGTATCAGATATTGTTTTATTGGTTTGAAGTTGTTCAATATCTTTTTTAATTCTATCAATGTATCTGTTTATCTCGGTAATTGATGTATTGTTTGTAGCAATCTTTATTTGTAATTCTTGTATCTTCTTTTGTTTTTCTGATATATCATTGAGTTTAGCTTGTTCTTCATTTATCATCTCATCAAGTTGAGATAGTCCGTGGCCACATTCTTCTATTTTTTCTCTTAAGCTTTTAACTTCACCGTCTTTAAATGCCTGTTCAATATGTTGTCGGCAAGTTGGACAGTTATCATTATGCTCAAAGAAATCTACATCACCTTTATACTTTGTGAGATTGGTTTCAATTTGTGCTTCTAGTTGATTGAATTTTTTTACTCGCTTTTCTGATTCAATTCTTCCATCAACATCTTTTTGAAGCGTAGATACTTGAGATCCAATTGTCTCAATTTCTTCAGTGAGATTTGATATATTAGTTTTGTTGGTAGAAATATCTGTTTCATGTTCTTGTATCTTTTCATCGTTGTTTTGTTTTAAGTCTTGAAGCCTTTTTTCTTCAAAGTCATATTGTTGTTGTGTTAGTTGAATGTTGTGTCTTTTGTCATTCAACATATCTTTATTGCTAATGAGTTTGTCTTTGGTCAGTTTATTCATTACTGAGAATATTTGAATATCTAATAAGTCTTCAATAATATCTCGCCTATCTCTATTTGATAGTTGCATAAATGGAGTAAATGAAGCTGAACCAAGAACCACAATTTGTGTAAAAGATTTGTAGTTCATCTTAAGAACAAACTTTTCTAATTGCTCTTGATAGTCTTTAACAGTTGCATCTTGGTCTAACAGTTCATCATCGACATATATTTCAAACTTGTTCGGTTTAATACCACGAATAACCTTATAAGCTTTATTGTTGGTATCAAATTCAACTTCGACCTCAAGATTCTTGCCATTGATTGAGTTAATTAGATTAGCTTTTTGAATTGAACGAAACGGTTTGCCAAACAAACCAAAACACAAAGCATCAAGCAGTGTTGATTTGCCTGAACCATTAGAACCAACAATCAAAGATTGATTGGTCTTGTCTAATTCAATTTCAGAAAAATGGTTGCCAGTTGAAAGTAGATTCTTCCAACGGACCTTGCGAAATAATATCAATCAGTTTCTTCCGTATGTAATGCTTCAACATATAACTCTCGCATTAATGTTTTTAACTTTTCAGGCTCAACATTGAGAGTTAGTCCATCAATATATTTGGATAATATAGTCATTGTATCTTCTGCTTGATTTACAATATCATTATCATCAGCAATTATATCGTCATTATAATCTTCAACAATTGCAACATCAGCTGCACCTATCTTATATAAATTATCAGTTAGATAATCAAATAAAAATGGATTTTGTTTATTCAATACAACCACTTTCACATAGTTGTCTTTGTATTGTTCAAAATCTATCTTTTGAAAGTCTTCTAATGATTTTCCATTATCATCATAATTTATTTTATGAAATATCTCATAAGGATTTTTTATAAATTCAAGTTCTCTTGTTTCGGTATCAAAAATATGAAAACCTCTTTGGTCTTTATAATCAGCCCATGTCATTTGTGTTGGAGTGCCAACATAAAAAACATGGCCATCATCAGACTTATGATGAAAATGGCCAGTTAAGACGATATCATACTTGTTTAAAACAGTTTTGTCAATACCTGTATATGAA